GTGAAACGGTGCCTGATTGAATGCGGCGTGCGGCAGGCATCCGAAGATGGCGCTCTCGCGATGAACGTAAGCGACCCCGGCAAGAACGTCAATCTGAGGATCGACTCCATCAGCCGCTCGATGGTCGGGAACATCCCCGACCTTCTGATCGATCTTCTGGAGATCGCGGCATACGTCTACTGCGTCGATCAGCGCATCAAGCGCGGGACTGAGATGCTCATGGATTACGGGAAGGATTGGCGCCGCAGTCTGACCTTCTCGATCCCTGTGCGCCATCCCGAGATCTGGAATGGGGAAGAGGTGCAGGAACTGCTGGTCGAAACCCTCGGCTTCCTCTCCGACGACAGCTATGCATTCCGGTTCCGCAAGGCCGAAGCGCCGGTTCAGCCGCGCGATCCCTACTTCCACGAACTCCTTGATGCTTTCCAGGAGAACGACGAGGTGGCGCTGTTCTCGGGCGGCGTCGATTCCTTCGCCGGCGCGGTCAACGACATCGTCACGCTGGGCAAGTCTGTCACCTTGGTTGGCCACTGGTCGGTGCCGAAAGTCCAGAATGTCCAGGCGACCCTGGTCGACGCGTTGAAGCAGCGCGGCTACGGGCGGCGGCTGTCTTACGTCCCGGTGTGGGTTTCGAACACGGACATCAAGCCGGCCGAGTACACCCAGAGAACCCGATCATTTCTCTTCGCGTGCATCGGGCTGGTCGTGGCGCGGATGTCCGGGAAGGATGGTTTCAGTTTCTACGAGAACGGGGTTGTCAGCATCAACCCGCCGCTGGCGGGGGACGTGGTCGGCGGCCGAGCCACGCGCACCACGCACCCCAAGGTACTCCGTGGTCTCGAGGACTTGTTTTCGACCCTCCTGGACCGCCAGATCGAGATCCGGACCCCGCTCCAGTGGCTCACCAAGAAGGAGGTCACGGAGACGATAGCAGCCGCGGGCATGGCTGACATGATCGGGTCCACGGTGAGTTGTACCCGCACGCACAGTCGGACGAGAAGGCACACGCACTGCGGAGTATGTTCGCAATGCATCGATCGAAGGTTCGCTGTCTTGGCTGCGGGAATGGCTGATCATGATCCCGCCGACCAATACAAGAAGGATCTACTCCTGAGCGATCGAAGCGTTGATGACAGCCTTCGCATGGCGATGCACTACGTGTCCTTCTTCAGGAAAATCGGCTCGATGACAAAGGACCGTTTCCTTGTCGACCTTCCGGAAATTGTCTCAGCGCTTGACCACTTCCCGGATATGTCAGCCCATGAGGCCAGCGCACAGCTTTTCGATCTGTTCCAGCGGCACGCGCGATCCGTGGAAGTCGTCATCGCCCGGGCCGGGAGCGAACATGCTGGCCTACTTTTCAGAGGCGAGGTTCCGCCTGGTTCGCTTCTGGCGATCTGCTTCGCGCGTGGTGACCGTGTCGAGGTCGCCCCAAGCTCCGAATATGATCAGCATGTAACGGCTTTCGTCGACCGGCTCAGTGCTCCCGTCCTCGAGTTCGCGATGGATCACGATGCCGAGCAGGTGCTCTTTCACGGTGGGTACCGTCTTGAAGGTGCGAACTACCGCTTCGTGAACGCGTTGATCGAGAACTTCCGGGCCGCCAAGAAGACGCGCTCAGAGATCCCGTTCAAGCAATCCCACGTCGTGGCGGACGAAATAGGCGTGGAGGATCAAGCGATGCGACAGCGGCTCAGCAGGTTGCGCAGCGCGCTCGACCCGCTGGCGGTGATGCTCGGGATCCCCCTCGATCAAGACAGTTTCATCGAAACCAAGGATCGCGCTGGCTACCGCCTCAACCCGGCGTGCCGCGAGATTTCACTCGGCGACATTCAGACCCAGAATCCGGCTGCGTCACAGGAATAATCCGCCGACGTCACAGGCCACCGCGCGCAAGGTCACAAGCTGCCCAGCGAAGCCCCGTTTCCCGGGGCTTTTTTTCTTGTTCGGACGTCACAAGAAAATCCGCGCGTGATCATATACGGAGGGCCGCAAAGCATTGAAATTGTTCGTGTATCCGGGCGCACCAACGTGTCGGGGTGAACAACGGACAACTCAATGAGGTTTCGGATGTCTGTCACGCATCTCAACCAGGCCGAGCTGGCAGCTCGATGGAAGATCAGCCCGCGCACGCTGGAGCGCTGGCGTTGGACCGGTGAGGGCCCTGCCTTCATCAAGATCGGCGGCCGGGTCGTGTACCGGCTCGAGGATGTCGAGGCCTACGAGGCCAACCGGCACTGCTCCAGCACGGCCGACAAGCCCGCCGTGAAGCTGGCGTGAGGGGGGCGGCCATGACGATCCCCAATTGCATCCCCCTCGACGACCTTCCCGCCCTGCCGGTCGGCGAGATCGCCGATCTTCCCGGCGACCAGCTGGCGCTCCTGAAGCAGGACGCCGACGAGCGGCTGCGCGCCGCGAAGACCCTTTGCGACTGGCTCGATGGCGCGATCGCGCTGAAGTACGGCGACGACGCGCAGGAGGCGCTCCGCGCGGAGGGCAAGGACACCGGCACTGTCCGGCTGCAGGACGGCCAGGTCACCGTGGTCGCGGAGCTGCCGAAGCGCATCGATTGGGACCAAGCGATGCTCGCCAACCTTGTCGAGCGCATCCGGGCCGACGGCGCCGATCCCGCCGAGTACGTCGATATCGCGTTCAGCGTGCCCGAGCGGAAATACACCGCCTGGCCGAAGGACATCCGCCAGGAGTTCGAGCCCGCGCGCACGGTTCGCACCGGCAAGCCCAAGTTCCGGCTGCTGCTCGGCGAGGAGGCGCGCTGATGGCCATCTCGCTCGAATCCCTGCAAACCTCGACGGTACTGCGTCCGCCGCGCGTGCTGATCCACGGCGTCGCCGGCATCGGCAAATCCACCTTCGCCGCGTCCGCCGACGCGCCGGTGTTCGTCCTCACCGAGGACGGTCTCGGCAAGCTGCAGGTGCCGCACTTCCCGTTGGCGACGAGCTACGCCGAGGTCGCCGAAGCGCTCGACGCCCTGCTCGACGAGGATCACGCCTATTCCACGGTGGTGGTCGACAGCGTGGACTGGCTGGAGCCGCTGATCTGGGCCGAGGCCTGTCGGCGCAACGGCTGGCAGTCGATCGAAAGCCCTGGCTTCGGCAAGGGCTACGCCGAGGCGCTGACCATCTGGCGCGAATACATCGACAAGCTGAACGGGCTCCGCGACCGGAAGGGCATGGCGGTCATCCAGATCGCCCACACCGACATCAAGCGCTTCGACAGCCCCGAGCACGAACCCTACGACCGGTACGTGATCAAGCTGCAGGCCCGCGCGTCCGCGCTGCTGCAGGAGCACTCCGATGTGGTGCTGTTCGCCAACTACCGGATCTCGGTCAGCAAGTCCGACGTCGGCTTCAACAAGAAGGTGACCCGGGCGCTCGGGTCCGGTGCGCGCGTGATGCACACCGAGGAGCGCCCCGCCTTCCTCGCCAAGAACCGTTACGGCCTGCCGGAAACTCTCCCGCTCGAGTGGTCGGAGTTCCTGGCCGCCATGCCCCAATCCGCCTGATTACGACTGAAAGGACAGCACGATGGCACGACTCAATACCGCCTTTGACGCCACCGGCATCGAGCCCACCACCGCCTACGAGATCCTGCCCGCGGGCAAGTACCGCGCCCAGATCGTCGAGAGCGAGATGCGCGTCACGAAGAACGGGATGGGGCAGTATCTCTGGCTGATGCTCGACATCCTCGAGGGGCCGCAGCAAGGCCGCAAGGTCTTCGACCAGTTGAACCTCGTGAACGCCAACCCGACCACGGTCGAGATCGCGCAGCGTACGCTGTCGGCAATCTGCCACGCCACGGGCAAGCTGCAGGTGAACGACAGCGAGGAGCTGCACCTGATCCCGATGACGATCCAGGTCGGCGTGAAGCCCCCGAAGGACGGCTACGGCGAGCGCAACACGATCCGCTACCTGGTGCCGGAGGCTCCGGCGCAGGCGACCCCGCCGAAGCCCGCCGCGACGCAGCCGGCCAGCGCGCCCGCCCAGTCGGCGTCCGCCCGCCCGGCCACCGCACCCTGGAACCGCAAGAGCTGACGCCCTCGGCCGCCACGGGCTGAGACTTGGCTCGCAGCCCGGACATCGACAGACCCGAGAGACCGACCATGACCAACACCACCGACGCGGCCTGCGCGGCCGCGAACGCCCCCGGCTTGCCTGACGACACCCGCCGCCTGATCGAGATCGAGGACGCCATTGCGAAAATCCGCACGCAGATCGCGACCGCTGATCTGGCGCGGCAGCGGACGGCCAAGCCGATCGACCCCGACTGGTTTCACCGCGCGCGCACGGCGCTGCGCCACCTCAACCGCGAGCGCGCCGAGATCGTTGCCCGTCAGGGCTGCCGCCGGCGGCGCGAGCGCCTGAAGGACACGATCATCGCCGTCCTGCGCGAACGCCATGACGGCGCCGCCTGGACTGCGGTGCTGGCTGAGGCGCGGGCGCGGCTCGAGCGGGAGGAGGCGTGCTGATGGCCGAGCTCCCCGAACCCCCGACGCCGACACTCTCCGCGATCTACGCCTCCTACGAGGCCCGGCAGGGCGACGGCTTCCGCGACCACCTCGGCGCCTCCCTGATCGGCAAGTCCTGCGCCCGGGCGCTCTGGTACGACTTCCGCTGGGCGACGCCCGCGCGGCACACGGGCCGCATCCTGCGGTTGTTCGAGACCGGCCAGCTGGAGGAGGCCCGGCTCGTCCGCGACCTGCGCGCCACCGGCGCCACGGTGCTGGAGGTGGATCCCGAGACAGGGCGGCAGTTCCGCGTCGAGGCCCATGGCGGTCACTTCGGCGGCTCGCTCGACGGTGTCGCTCTCGGGCTGCTCGAGGCGCCGAAGACCTGGCACGTCGTCGAGTTCAAGACGCATTCCGCGAAGAGCTTCGCCGAGCTGGTCGCCAAGGGCGTCGCGCTCGCCAAGCCCCGGCACGCCGCGCAGATGCAGGTCTACATGCACCTGACCGGCATCACGCGGGCGCTCTACGTCGCGGTCTGCAAGGATACCGACGCGCTGCACATCGAGCGCGTCCCGGCCGACCCCGCGATGGGCGAGCGCCTGCTGGAAAAGGCGCGGCGGATCATCTTCGCGCAGCACCCGACCGAGCGGATCAGCGCGGATCCCGCTTGGTTCGAGTGCCGGTTCTGCAACCACCACGGGCTCTGCCACGGCGAGGACGCCGCGGCCGTCACCTGCCGGTCCTGTCTGCATTCCACGCCCATCGAAGGCGGCTGGCACTGCGCGCGCCACGACCGGTTGCTCGACCCTGCCGACCAGCGTCGCGCCTGCGCCCGGCACCTGTTCATCCCCGATCTCGTCCCCGGCGAGGTGACCGACGCAGGCGAGGACTTCGTCTCCTACCGCATGCGCGACGGCTCGGCCTGGACCAACGACGCCCGCGAGAAGGAGGCCGCCGCATGCTGACCCTGCGCCCCTACCAGCAGGCCGCGATCGCCTCGATCTACGGCTATTTCGAGAAGGAGAGCGGCAACCCGCTCGTCGTGATTCCCACGGCCGGCGGCAAGAGCCTCGTCATGGCCGCCTTCATCGACGGCGTGCTCAACGCCTGGCCGGACCAGCGCGTGCTCGTCGTCACCCATGTCCGCGAGCTGATCGCGCAGAACCATGCCGAGATGCTGGGGCTCTGGCCCAAGGCGCCCGCGGGCATCTACTCGGCCGGGCTCGGCCGCCGCGACGCGCGGGCCCGGATCCTCTTCGCCGGCATCCAGTCCATCCACGACAAGGCGACGCGCATCGGCCATGCCGATCTGGTGCTGATCGACGAGGCCCATCTGATCCCCGGCCGGTCGAACACCATGTATCGCCGCTTCCTCAACGATCTGCAGGCGATCAACCCCGCGCTCAAGGTGATCGGTCTGACCGCGACGCCGTTCCGGCTCGACAGCGGCATGCTGCACGAGGGCGAGAATGCGCTCTTCACCGACATCGCCTACGAGGTGTCGGTCCGCGACCTGATCGATCAGGGCTATCTCTCCCCGCTCATCTCGAAACAGACGAAGACCCGCCTCGACGTGACGGGCGTGGGATCGCGGGGCGGCGAGTTCATCGCGCGCGACCTCGAGGACGCGGTCGACCAGGACGCCATCACGCGCGCGGCGGTGGCCGAGGTGATCGCCCATGGCGAGACGCGCCGGTCCTGGCTCGCCTTCTGTTCCGGCGTTCGCCACGCCACCCATGTCGCCGAGGAGTTCCGCCGCCGCGGGGTCAGCTGCGCGACGATCTTCGGCAAGACGCCGAAGGACGAGCGTGACGCGATCATCGCCGCCTTCAAGCGCGGCGAGATCAGGGCGCTGGCCTCCATGGGCGTGCTGACGACGGGCTTCAACGCGCCGGCCGTTGACCTGATCGCCATGCTGCGGCCCACCAAGTCGGCCGGGCTCTATGTCCAGATGGCCGGTCGGGGCACGCGGCTCGCCGAGGGCAAGGAGAACTGCATCGTTCTTGATTTTGCGGGCAATGTCCGCCGGCATGGCCCCATCGATCTGGTGCGGCCGAAGCGGCCGGGGGGACCGGGCGACGGACCGCCGCCCACCAAGATCTGCCCGAAATGCGGGACCATCGTCGCCATCGCGGCGCTCGAATGCCCTGACTGCGGTTTCGAGTTCCCCGGCCGCGAGGTGAAGCTGGAGCCGACCGCCTCGACGCTGGAGGTGCTGTCGACCGGCAAGCCGCAATGGGTCTGCGTCTCCGACGTCACCTACAGCCGCCACGAGAAGCGCGGCGGGCGGGTTTCGCTGAAGGTCGCCTACCGCTGCGGTCTCGCCTTCCACACGGAATGGGTCTGCTTCGAGCACGAAGGCTATCCACGCCGGAAGGCCGCGAGCTGGTGGCGCGAGCGGGCGCCCGAGCTGGAGGTGCCCGAGTCCGTCGACGAGGCGCTCCTGCTGGCCAACCGGCTGCGTCGCCCCACCGAGATTGCCGTCCGCCCTGCGGGCCGCTTCACCGAAATTACCGCCTACAGGTTCGCCCCATGCCTTACGTCCGTGCCGGGCTCTGCACCGTCTGCCATCGAGAACCCCGCGGCTGGGGCTGGTTCGACGCGAGCTCAAGCGTCTCCGACCCGCGGCGCGACACGAGCCGCCGAGACCTCTGCAGCCGGGTTTGCCAGGACATCTGCCACCGGAGGTCGGGCATGATCGATCCGACCCCCAATGAGACGGCGGCCATGGTCGAGGGCGGCAAGGCTGGCGGCGCCTATCTCGACAGCCTTGGCCGGACCGATCTCGCCCAGCTCACCGAGGAGGAGTGGGACACCTTCGTCGAGGTGATCGTCACCGGCTATTGCGACCACCTGCGCGATCTGGCGGCGAAGGATCGTGCGCGGCTCGACGGCATGATCCCGGAGGTGCCCTTCTGATGGCGGACACCTCGTGGATGGCGCGCGTCGGCGCGCGTCTCGTGACCAACGGCTACGCGATCCTGCCGATCGCGCCCGGCACCAAGAAGCCCGGCCAGTTCGCCCGTGCGGCCTGGCACGACTACCCGCAGTGGAACCGGCATGCGAGCCGCGCCACGACCGAGATCGAGGTCGCGACCTGGTCGACCTGGCCTGACTGCGGCGTCGGGATCGTCGGCGGGGCGGTCGCTGCGCTCGACATCGACATCGCCGAGGACGGCGAACTGGCGCTCCGCCTCGAGCGGCTCGCCCGAGAACGGTTGGGCGATACCCCGGCGCTCAGGATCGGCAAGCCGCCGAAGCGGCTGCTGGTCTATCGCACGCAAGAGCCTTTCGCCGGGATCCGGCGCGCGCCGCTCGAGATGCTCTGCCTCGGACAGCAGTTCGTCGCCTATGCCAAGCATCCCGACACCGGCCGGCCCTATGCGTGGCCCGACGAGGGGCTCGCGGATCTCGACATCGAGAGCCTGCCGGCCATCGACGCTACACAGGCGGCAGCGTTTCTCGACGAGGCGCTGGCGCTGATCCCGCCCGAGATGCGCCCGAAGAGCCTCGGTGCGAAGGGCGCGAACGGGGCCGGGCATCCGTGTCTGCCGGCCCACGCACAGGCCGGCACGCAGGCGGCGATCCGGAGCGCGCTCGCGTGGTTGCCGAACGCCGAGCTCGACTACGACAGCTGGATGCGCATCGGCATGGCGCTGAAGGGCGCGCTGGGGGATGAGGGCGCGACGCTCTTCGCCGACTGGTCGGCGCAGGCGGCCAAGAACGACCCGGCCGCGACGGCGAAGGCATGGACGAGCTTCAAGCCCGCGCGGATCGGCGCCGGCACGATCTATCACCTCGCCATGGAGAAGGGCTGGCGCCCCGATCCCGACCTCCTGCTCGACGGCAGCCAGAAGGCTTGTGCGGCCGACGAGCATCCCGCGGCGGGCCTCCTGGCGCGGCTCGCCCAGCTCGATGCCCCGATGCCGATCCTCCCGCCCGCGCCGTCCTTCACGCTGACGATCCCGGGCGGGCTCGTGGGCGATCTCGCGCGCTACATGATCGACACGGCGCGCAGGCCGCAGCCGCTTCTGGCGGTGGGCGCCAGCCTCTGCGCCCTCGGTGCGCTGATGGGGCGGCGCTACCGCACGGCGACCGACCTGCGCACGAACCTCTACATCGTCGGCATCGCGGACAGCGGCTCGGGCAAGAACCACGCCCGAGAGGTCGTCAACGAGCTGTTCTTCGCGGCGGGACTCGCGCACCACCTCGGCGGCAACAAGATCGCCTCGGGCGCGGGGCTCCTGACCGCGCTCCACCGTCAGCCGGCGATCCTGTTCCAGATCGACGAGTTCGGGATGTTCCTCGCGGCGGCGGCCGACCGGAAGCGCAGCCCGCGCCATGTCACCGAGATCCTCGACAACATGACCGAGCTCTACACAGCGGCTTGCGGGGTCTTCCTCGGCGCGGAGTACGCCAACCGGGACGGCTCGAACGAGCGGCGCGACATCGTCCAGCCTTGCCTCTGCGTCTATGGCACGACCACGCCGTTGCATTTCTGGGGGGCGCTGCAGGGCGCCAATGTCGTCGACGGCTCACTCGCCCGGTTCATCATCCTGCCGAGTGAGGAGGACTATCCGGACGAGAACCGTAGCGCCGGGCTCCGAAGATCGCCCCGGCCGCTGATCGAGGGGCTGCAGCGCCTCGCTGGAGGCGGGGGCCGGGCCAGCGGCAACCTCGCCGGCAAGACCTCTGGGCCCGAGACCGCCGTCGATCCGATGACCGTGCCGATGGACGACGCCGCGCAGGCGCGCTTCGACGCGCTCGGCGAAGAGATCACCGCCGAGCTCAGGGCCGCGGCCGGCACGTTCCACACGCCGATCCTCGCCCGGATCGCGGAGAACGCCGCCAAGGTCGCGCTCGTCCTGGCTGTGGGGCGCGATGCGGTCCATCCCGTCATCCGGCTTGAGGATGCCGTCTGGGCCATCGATTTCGTGCGCCACTTCGCCCGGCGCACCATCGACGCCGTCGAGCGCCATGTCGCCGACACCGAGACCGAGGCGCATCTGAAACGCGTGCGCGAGATCATCCGCAAGGCGGGGGCGGCAGGCGTCACGAAGTCCGAGCTGACCCGCGCCTCGCAATGGCTCCGGGCGCGCGACCGCGACGACATCCTGCTCACGCTGGTCGAGAGCGGCGACATCGCCACGGTCGAGCAGGAGACCGGGGGGCGGAAAGCCATGCGCTTCCGGGCGATGCGGTGAGGGCCGGGACGATGCTTCCTTCAACGGCCCCCATCCTTCATTTGAAGGAAGTACCCGCCCAAGCCCACGTCCCGCAACGGAAATCCGGCGCGGCGGACTTCTTTCAATATTTCACGCAAAGACCCTCGCGCGCGTGGGTGGGGATGGAAGCCAGACACATACCCCATGAAGAAACTGAAATATTGAAAGAAGAGATTTATCCTCACTCTGCCAATGGCTTGCGTCCCCACTTCCTTCAAGCGGACGGGGTGAAGCCATTGAAGGAAGCGCCGGGCGTGCCCGGCATTGACAACGTGACCCTGACCAGACCTCGCGATCCCGGCCTGGGCGCGCGTGCTGCCGCTCGACCCGTGCAGCCGTGCCGCCCCGGCCTCTCAATCGAAGAGGAGGTCGTCATGGACCGCTCCCCACACATCGCCCCGGCGCCTCTCACGGCTGCCGGCAGTCTCGACCGCTGCATTCTCGCGCTGGATCTCGGCACCAGCACGGGCTGGGCGTTGCGCTCGGTCGAGGGGCTGATCACCAGCGGCACCGTCTCGTTCCGCCCCGGCCGCTTCGACGGGGGCGGCATGCGCTACCTGCGCTTCACGAACTGGCTCACAGAGATCGATCGGCTGTCCGGACCCATCGCGGCGATCTGGTTCGAGGAGGTCCGCCGCCACGCCGGCACCGACGCGAGCCACATCTACGGCGGGCTCATGGCCACGCTGACCGCATGGGCTGAACTGCGGGGTGTGCCGTACGAGGGCGTCCCGGTCGGCACGATCAAGCGGCACGTTGCCGCCAAGGGCAACGCCGACAAGGCTGCCGTCATGGCCGCCGTTCGCGCCCGCGGCTTCTCGCCCGCGGACGACAATGAAGCCGACGCCATCGCCATCCTCCTCTGGGCGATCGAGACGAACGGGGGTGTCGCATGAGGTGGTATCCTAAAGGCTACGGCGGCGAACGCCGGGATCCCGAGCAGGTCAAGCGCGAGGGCTGGCAGGAACAGGGTGTCCTCGCGGTCTCTGCCGATGATGACCGCCTGACATGGCCCGAGCGCGAACTG